AGTCATACCGGCGGCAATTGGTACAAAGGTTGTACCGCTTGCCGTGTTGCGCCGCCCCTCTTAGGGACGACACAACTAGCCTACCTTTCCTCAAAGGAAAGAAGAGGCTGCGGGTGTTCTCGGGCGACCTGAAGCAGGCGACCGATTACATGCACCACTCTGTCATCGCAGCTTTCTGCGATGAACTCAATATACCTATTGAGTTGGTGACCGGCGGGACTATCGATGGTAGTCCCGTACGCACAGGTACCTTAATGGGTATACCGTGCAGTTGGCCTATCCTCAGCATCGTCCACGCGTGGGCGTGCTGGGTAGTGGACATTCCACTAAGGTCGTTTTACCTAAAAGGTGACGACATCATAGGCCTGTGGACTGCGGATCAAATCCGTCAGTACACTAGACATATCCAGTTCCTAACTGGGATGCCAGTCAACCTCGACAAATCCTTCGTTTCGAAGGATCGAGGTCTCTTCTGTGAGAAGTCTTACTATCTCACGGGACATACTCTGAACCATGCGAAACAGATTATATCTGTTCGATTTTTGGTTAACAGAGAGCCTTCAGAGGAAGGGTTTCCCTACCCTCTGAAGGTCCGCAGGTTCCTTTGGAATCTCGCGGGATTTGTGCCCTGGCGAAGACTCTTCGTCATGGCACGCCACTGGACCGGAGTAACTCCGGCTCTCAGTGGCTTAGCATACCTCCCCGTTGAGAACGGTGGATTGGATGCACTGCCTCGGAGATTCTCCGAGCCAGCGCATCCTGTGGTAGCCGGCATTGCCTCTTCGGTCCATGACTCGAAGGAGCAACGCCGTGTCCAGGCCATGCTTCGCATGGCCTGGACACGAGCCCTCCCGGCAGGTTCTGCCGAACGGCTCACAAACGAGATCTACCGCAGTACTGAAATGCGGCAGAAACTCGTGCTGGACGGGGAGCTTCACCCCGCCCTCGCCGACTTCCTGGCTGAAAAGCGGGAAGTCTTTTCTAACTGGGCTCACTATGTTAGTGAACCAGTTAAGCGTGTTGGTTACCACAGGTATTACCGTGTGGTAAGGCGTCTCAGTAGACGCCTGCGCAGTCGAAAACTGCCCCAACACTCGCGCCTGAAGTCCTGGACAATCCAGGGAGTCAGACGGCTGTTGGCTCGAGTTCGCATTGACTCTGAGCCAGCAGACCCTGAGGTGTGGGAAGAGGCCAGGCAAAACCTGGCTCGACCCGAAGTGATCAATGCGTACATTCAATGAATGTAAGCATCACGACCTCAGCCAGCTGACGGTAGGCTAAAGTACCGTGGTCCGTACACCTGCGAGGGTGGGATGAG